GCCGCCACGTCGTAGGTGGCCTCGCCCAAGTCGCGCTCGTACTTCTCCACGCGCTGAGCCACGTCGGCCCATGCGTCGTGCTCGCCCTTGGGCTGCTGCTCCTTCCGGCGGGCTTCGATGGTCGCCCACCGCTCACGGCACGCCTTGCCCGTGACGCAGACCGCAGGGGCGATGCGTCCGGCCACAGCCGACCAGTACTGCGCCGCGGGGATGCCCCGCTCCTCGTACCCCTCGCGCAGCGGCTCCAGGGCCAGCACCGCGTCACACAGCAGGGCCTCGTCTTGCTCGCTCCAGTCGTGTACTTTTCGGATCATTTTCGCTCTCCATATCCGGGGATTAACACATACGCATCCTCGCCCCACACCACCTTGTCCAGCGGCAACGTGGGCCGATGGCCGGCGTACAGCGCAGCCATGGCCTCAAGCGCCTTGCGCCGCGATATTTCCTCTCGCTCCAGCAGGCACAGGATGGCTTCCACCGGGCCGTGCGTGGCGAACGGTGGTCCACCCCACCATGCTGTAGCGCCGATTGAGTAGTCGGCGGGGCGTGGGTCTTCGTCGTTCATTTTCCGTCCTCCAGTAGTTCGCGGGCCAGGCCGATGACGCAGGCGCCCTCGACTCGATCCTCGCGGTTTGAATCTGTGCTGTAAATTGTCTCGTCCACCATCCCCAGCAGCCCCCGCAGCGCCTCCCGGCACAGAGAAAGCTGCCGCTCCTGTTCCTCCCAATACTGCTGCATCGCCGCCGGGGTCACGCCGTCCGGGTCGCCGCCGCGCTCCAGGCCAGAGGCGAGCTTCCACTCCTCGATCTCGGCTTCCGCGGTGTACTTCTCGCGGGTCAACTCGGTGACCGTCCGCGCCCATGAATCGAGCGAGGACCGCAGCCGGCTCACGGCTATGGCGGCGTCATGCCCGCGGCTTGAATCCGCGAGCACCGACAGGTCGAATCTGTCTCTTTTCGTTGGGTCGCTCATGACTTCACCTCCTGGTACTCAGCCTCCCGGCCGATGGGCTTGCGCTCCCGAGCACCGTTGAGCCAGGCCTGGCAGCCGTCGCAGCTCCAAGCGCACTGGCGGCACACGCGGACCGCGCGGCCGTCCCTCAGCCGGTACAGACCTGCACCCTCACGGCCGCAGCACAGGCACAGGCGCATGGCGTTGGCATCTCCTACTTTCATCGGTCGTCCCTCCGCGCCTCGACGCAGGCGCATGTTTGGTGGCACATCCCGCACTGCCCGCACTCCGAGCAGCGGCAGGCGTTGGCACCCGTCTCCCAGGCCCGGCGGCACTCGGAGCACAGCCCGTCCGGGGCCGGCCCCTGCTTGCGCTGGTGGAGCGGGGTGGGTTCGCGGTCGTCCAACGCGCAGGCGTCGGCCGACCACCACGTCAAGTGGGTGCAGCCGCAGACCACCGCCAGGCGGGCCAGGGTGGCGCGGACCAACACGGGGAGGCCCCTGTACAGGTCCGGCTCGACGTTCAGGCAAACGTGCTGCGCCGCGCTGTGCAGGGCGGCGTGTTGTTCGTCAACGATCATGGCTTCCTCCTCGCTGACAACTCGCGTTCGAGATCGTCAAGTTCCGCATCGGGGTCTTCGCTGGCGCTGTCACACCTGGAGATTGACATCACCGTTTGCATGAGCATCGGTGTCAGGTCCTCCATGTTGGAAAAGAATCTGGACAAGTCCGCAGGGCCGATAGTCCTACCGCGGTTCGGCCACGGGAGATTTGCCAATACGCTGTACAGCCTCGCCATCCTTTCTCGGTCTTGGTTGTTCATTCGGTCACCTCCGGGCCAGCACCCACGCCGACCAGTATCGCCCGGGCCACGCTGCAGGGGATGCGCAGGTGCTCCCCGTCATCGCCGCTCCAGAGCGTCCAGCGGCGCGTCACCGCTGGATAGCGCAGGCATGTGTGGTAGCGGAGCTGGCAGCCGTCGGGGAGCTGCCAGGTCACGGCGCTGCCGTCTACTGTGTTCGGCTCGGGTGTCTTTTTTCCGCACGCCCGCAGGAACGCGCCCATGCGGACGCCATCCCACTCGTCGTCCTCGGCCATCATCTCGGCCAGGGTGGGCCACACCTCGTGGACCAACTCGTACCCACAGGTACAGACGGGCTCGCCGTAGGAGCCGATGAAGTCGGCTCGGGGGCCCGTGCGGCCGCAGCCCGGGCAGATGCAGATGGTCATGGCAACTCGCACCACGCCGCGGGGTCGTTGCGTGAGGTCCACTTGGAGCCGCACACGCAGCTCTGCCACGTCCACCAGCAGTCCTCGTCGCGGCGGGCCACCAGCGGGTGGTGCCCTGTCGGCCAGCGGGCTACAACAACCTGCCCCACCTCGGGCAGCCGGTCAGCGGTGCGGTGCCAGCGCGGGCGGTATAGCGCCGCGGTGGTGGTTATCAGGTGTTCTAGTGCGCGGGTCATCGCCCACCTCCCAGCAGCCGCCCCACCTCATCCAGCGTGGCCCGCAGTTGGTCCCGCTCCAGCTGGGTCGACCGCAGCCGCTCGGGCAGGCTGATGGCGGTCCCGTCCACGGTGTCCAGCCAGTGCTGGATCGCCGTCTCCACCGCATCGCGGATGGCCCCGTGGCGTAGGCCCCCGTCGCGCTTGCGCAGGTAGGCCCGCATCCGCAGGTCCAATGCTGCGGGGACCTTGACGTTGAGGGCGATCATCAGAATTGCCCTGGGCGCTTGCAGCTGTCTGGCAGCTCGGCCAGAAGGGCGTCGAACTGCGCCGTGGTTAGGTCCGTGTGCCGGTGGCGCACTTCATAGAGCGCAAGGCTCCCGCTCTCGTGCTGCCACAGGGTGCGGTCCCAGCCGTCCTTGCTGGGCAGGACCCAGCAGCGGGCGCCGTCGACCTTTTGGGGTTCGTCTCGGTATTGCATGTCTAATCCTCCATCGTGATGCTGGCCACGGCTCCCGATCCGTCGTCATCCTCGCTGGCGTCCTCGTCCTCCCAGACGAGGGCCCTGTCCTCGACCAGACCGAAGCCGGCGACCGTCAGCATCTCAAGGTCCTCGGCGTCGGCGAACTCCTCCTGCCCGGACTCGCGCATCACGTAGGCCTCGGGGTAGTTGACCATGATGCTGGCCCACGCCTCCTGCGCGGTGTCGTGGCTCTCGGTGCGGCCGTTGCTGTGGCTGATATGGATGGTCATGCCCCTGCTCCTTGTTGGTTGGTTAGCGGCGCGGGGTGGCGCGCCCGCTGCTGTTGCGGATGTTGAGGATGCGGTCGGCCCTGGCGTCGGCGGTGCTCTGACCCGCGCTGCGGTCGGCCTGTCGCTGGGCCTTGATCTCCTGCACCAGGCGGGTGGCGTGCCCGATGCTCAGGCCCCAGATGTCGCAGATGGTGTCGATGGTCTTGTTGCCGAGGGTCTTGGCGAGCATGACCTGGCGGGCGGTCTCGACCGGGGTCTCCCAGCGGAGGGGGCTGGCGCGTCGTACCGACTCGATGATCTTGTTGATGTTGTCCATGTTCGCTCCCGGGTTGTTTGTTTCGCTGTTCATATTTAGATAGTAGCATCATCGCTAGCATCGTCAATAGTAAAAACTACCAATGTGTAAAATAGATGTATATTCGGAGCGGGGCGGGTATGTCAAAACGGAATGTCGTCATCGTCCACTACCTGCGCCGCAGGGGCGGCCACGTCGTCGGCGTCCGGAATGAGCTGGGCCACCTGCTCGAACATCGCCCCCAGGTCGTGCCCCTCCAGCCAGCTGCGCAGGTCCTCCAGCCCACCCTCGACGGGCGGCTCCAGCTGGAGCTCCACGCGGTAGGGCTGCACGAGGGCTGCGCTGACGCGTAGGGCGTCGATCTCGCGGATGGCCACCTCCACCCACTGCGCCTGCTCGGGAGCCGTGGCGGCCACCAGGGCGCGCTGGCGCATGGCCTCGTCGTCGGGGACCGGGCCGCGGTCGCCGGCCGCTGCTAGCAGGTCGCGCACCAGCGTGGGGGCCGCGCCGTGGATGGTCTCGGCCCGGCCCTTGCCCACCCGCGGCAGGCCCGGGATGCCGTCCACCGGGTCGCCGGCCAGGCACAGCAACTCGTACCATCCGGAGGGGGTGAGCCCCGTCAGCTCTTGGCAGGTCCGGGCGGTGATGAGCGCGTCCCCGGGCCGGCGCCACTCCTCTGGTGGCACATCGCGCGGGCGCTGGGAGCAGTCCGGGCGCAGCAGGTCAACACCGTCGTCGAGGAACTGCAACCAGTCCTTGTCAGCACTCCACAGAAGGTGGGGCCCGGGCCACTCGCGGCTGATGGTGTAGGCCACGTCGTCTGCCTCGGCCTCGCTCCACGCCTGCCAGGCGCCCAACAGCGGCAAGTGCTCGCGCAGCTCGGCAAGGGTGGCCAGGTACTCGGCGGGCGGCGGCTTGCGCTTGCCCTTGTAGTCCGGCGCGATGTTGCGGCGGAAGACCCCCTTCTGCTCGTCCTGGGCCTCCAACGCGAAGACCACCTGCGCGGCGCCGAAGTCCCGCACCAGGCGGCAGTAGAGAGCGACGGACGCGCCGATGGCGGCGGCTGGGCCGCTGGCCGAGAAGGCGCGGCGGGTGAGAAAGCCGGTGTCGATTGTGGCGGTCCTGTACTCCATCGCTCAGCCCTCCGCGCCCGCGCCGAGCTCGAACAGCTCGCGCACCAGCTTGGGCCGCTCGCCGGGGGCCACTGCCATCAGCTCGCGGTAGATGGCCATCACCAGCGGCTTGTGCTCGCCCTCGTCCCATGCGGTGGCCGGCAGCGCCAGGCCGCGGCCACCGTCGCCCTCCAGGTCCTCGCGCAGCACGCCCAGGGGCTTGAGGGCTCTCATGGCCTTGGTGATCCAGACGGGCAGGACCTCGGATGCCTGTGCGGGCTCCTGCCGTTCCCGCTCCTCCTGCGGCTCGGGGGCGCGGTCCCTGCTCTGCCGCCGCTCTTGCTCCTGCTCCTGCTCCTGCCGCGGCGCGGGTTTGCTGGCCGGATTGGTGTCACGCTGCGCCCCCCGGTTCACGGCCGGCCGCGCCGGCGGCGTCTCCAGCGGCACCTCTCGGAGGTCGAAGTCCGACACCTCCTCGGGCGAGTAGACACCCACGACGATGCCCGGGTGGACCATGCGCACGCCCTCGGAGATGGCCCGGGCCCTGAGCATCTGGCGGGGGAATTGCCGCCAGTTTTTCTTGAGGCCGCTCTTGCCCTTGGTGATACCGACCCGATCCATCTCGGCGAAGGTCACCTCGACCTCCACCGGTTCGGGCGCGAAGTCCGGGTGGGAGAACTCGGCGCGGCACACCGCCCCGGTGCTCTCCAGCCAGCGGACCCGCCCCTTGTCGGCCTGGAACTCCGCCTGCATCGCGTCGGCGCGCATCGAGAGCCGCCCCTCGATGACGTGGTAGCGGCGGGCCAGCTCGGTCACGGGCCGCTGCTGGTGGTACGCCTCCAGGGCCAGGACCGCGGCCTGCGCGGGGTTGTTGACCCCGAACAGGCCCGACTCGGCAATCAACTTGCCCAGCCGCCAGACGTCAGCCAGTGGGTCGTCGCCGGTCATGCGGGCGTAGACCGGATCGCCCCGCAGCTTGGTCTCCCGCACGACCTCATCCAGCAGTGTCTTTTCTTCGGCGCTCACGCCGTCCACCACCACCTGCTCGCCGTCGAACGTCGCCTCTTTGTGCTCTGCCATGGTCTCCTCCTAGAACGGCTCGGGCGTCGAAACCACCCGGCCCTCCTCGATTTCAAACGCGGTGTCGGTGTGCGCGCTGACGCTCTCCACCCACACCTGATAACCCTTGCTCCGGGCGGCCTCGGTGATCTCCGCGAAGTTCTTGCGGTCGATCAACGAGCCCTCGCGGATGAACAGCACCCGCAGAGCCCGGCCCGCGCGCTCGTTGGCAGCGATGGCCAGGTCCACCGCGGCCCGCCAGCGGCGCCCGGTGCTCAGCTTTTCCCAGGCCACGCCGTCGAGGTACACCGCCTCCTCGTCCCAGGTGATGCCCGGCAGCGGCAGCTCCGCGCTGGCCAGCACGTTGACCCGCGCTCCGCGCGCGGCCTCCAGCTCGGCCTCAGCATCGCCCGCGGTCCGGGCCAGGTCGGCGCGCTCCTGCAGGGCGGTCTGGTAGGTCTCCCACGCGCCAGCGGCCTCGTTGGTGCGGCCGGCCTCGATGAGCTGGCCGCGCAGGTCCTCGGTGTCGCGCAGGTCCGGCGGGGTCACGTCCGGCAGGGGCGGCAGGGCCTCCAGCGCGGCGACGGCGTCGCAGTGGTCTCCGTCGGCCTGGCCGAGGTTGATGTCGGCCTGATCCGCGTGGCTGTGCGCGCTCTTCGCCAGCGAGGCGGTCTCCGACACCCTGGTCCAGCGAACGCGCATGTCCTTGTGGTCGGTGCTGCAGTCGGGCTCCATGGCGTGGCCGTAGGCGACACCGACAGCAGCCTCGGCCTCATTGCACTCACCCAGCGCGGCGGCCATCGCCAGCTTGGCGCGGTCCAGCGCCGCGGCCGCCCGCTCCACGTCCCCCTCCAGCCGCTGGCGCTCCTGGTCAGCCTTGACCAGCGCCGCGCGCTCGCCGTCGTGGCGCGCCCGCTCCGCGTCGTTGTGGGCCTCTGCATCTTTGAGCTGCTGCTCCACCGCGGCGGTGTCCACCCGGGCCACCTCGGTCGGCGCCACCAGCTTGCCCCCCCGGGCCAGGTCCCGCTTGGCGTCCCGGCGGATGGCCTCGGCGTCGGCGATGCGCGCGTCGGCCCGGGCCAGGGAGGCGGCGAAGTCCGGCCCGGCCAGCCCGGTCAGGGCGTCCACCACCCGCCGGCGGAAGGCCGCGGCCGTCTCGCCCGGGCGCCGCGTGGCGATGTCCAGCGGCGCGAAGCTGAACGAACTGTACAGCGCATCCAGGTCCCGCTGGCCGCCGGCCGGCTTGATGGTCAGGCGGCCCTTGCCGGGGCCGGCGAAGCGGCGGGTGACGACCAGCTCGCCCACCTCCACGGTCACCTCGCCGTCAGTCTCCCCGTGGCGCAGCGCGTCCGGGTTGACCCCCGCAGCGCCGCAGAGCGCGTAAACCACCGCGTCCAGCGTGGTCGTCTTGCCGCTCTCGTTGGGCCCCGCCAGCTCGACCACGTCGTGGCCGGCGCTGAGGATCTCGATCTCGCGGGCCGCCTGAATGGCCCGCACGTAAACTCGGTCAATGTGCATTTTCCCCTGCTCCAAAAGACCTCCCACCGGCCGAGCGGGGAGCAGGGGGAGGGCGCACCGCAAGGCCGGGGGAGGAATCGAATTTTGTTGTCTGAGCTTTCCCCTGCTCTGATGATGATGGTAGCGAGAGCACCAGCGCGAGTCAAGAGTAATTAATCGACGGGCGGGTTTTCCTCGTCCCCGCCGGCCATGAAGAACGCGCCGTTGCGCTCCTGCACAACCACTCCCCGGTCAATGAGCTTGCCCATCAGGCCGGTAGCGCGATGCTCTCCGTAGCCCGGCAGGCTGCTCAGCATCGCCACGGTGATCTCCGAGCCCGGCGCATAGAGCTCCTGGACCCGCTCAGCGGCCTCGGCATCGCTGAGAATGTTGCGTTGCTTGCGCTCGCGCTTGCTCTCCTGCAGACCCAAGATCTCGCCCACGCGGTGCTGCGCGGCGGCGATGTCCGCGGGGATCTCGCGCTGGCCGTCCACCAGCAGAACGACAATATCGCCCTCCAGCAGACGAATAGTGATTTCCTTTTTGATCGCGAACATCTCGCTATTGTCTTCGGTCATGCTGTCTCCTTGTACATGTTGAGTTGTTCCGGCTCCGGCCCCAACGGCCGGACCGTTATGGTGGCTCCTGGAGAGCCGAACCGCTTCCGCGCTATCCACGTCACGATTTGCTTATCGTCTTTCCACAGTCCGGCGAATACTAGTCTCCCCTTGCGGATAGTGCGCTGTAGTGCATCTCCAACCGCGCGCTGGAGCTTGTCCACGTCGGCCTCGGTGCCGAGCGGATGGCTCTCGCAGATGGGGTTGGCTGGCCGCGGGAAGCGAAACTCCACGTCCACCTCCAGTGGGCCCGTCATCGGCTCGCCGCGCAGGTGCGGGAACGCGGCGCGTCGAAGCTCAGCCATCCACGGCTTGAGCAGTTTGGAGTGCTTCGCTGCCTCTGTGACTGCGCAGCGGTTGCCCACCCGGATGCCCACAAGGTTGCCCTTTGGCCGCGGGATACCGATGGCGGTGAAGGTGATCACGTGGTCCACTGGCTACTCCTCGTCGCCGTCGCCGTCGCCGTCGAAGTTCAGCTCGGACTGCTTGCGGTCCATGCGCACCCCGACTTGCTCGCTGAGGTGCCGCCGCAGAAAGTCCACATCCAAGCCCTCATCGTCGAGAGGCCATGTGATCTTGACCAGCAGCGAGGGGCTCATCGCGCCCTCGGCGGTTGGGGCCATGGCCCGCGCGGTGATCGACGAGGTGTTGTCCACCGAGATTGAGTCGCCGCTGTTGTCGGCCGCCACCATGGTCACCGCCACCGTCTTGGTGTCGAGGTGCAGCCGACAGCCGGCCAACTTCGATGGCATCTCACCGCCGCGCCCGAGCATCTCCTGCAGGGCCGAAGCATCGCCGCCGATGGCATCGGCCAAACCATCGGTGAAGTCGTAGGCGAGCACGGCCGAGACGGCGCGGCGCTCCTCCTTCTTGACGCGGATGATGTTGAGCATGGCCCTTTCGATGCGGGCCGGGTATTGCTTTCCAAACATGATTTACCTCCAATCGATGTTGAGGGGTGCGCTGTCGCGCTCCCAGATGTACCAAGCCACGCCGCGGACGTTGGTGAACGGCCGCCACATTAGCGGGACAAGCGCAGTCGGTGGGTGTTGCTGTAGGAAGTCAGCGATGCGCCGAACGCCGGCCAACTCCTCGATGGGCATCAGGAGTGCCAGGTACCGCAGTGCGCCAGGTAGGTCCGGGCTGAGGCACGCCAACGGGAAGGCGGGACAGTCTCCGTAGGGAACATTCGTGATTACCGTGCTGGCCGGCCAGCCGCGCCACCACGAGTGCATCGGCCGCCCCTCAAACTGCACCATCCTCCCGCAACACCCGCAAGGATCGGTGCCGCTATCGCTGCACTCCGGGCACGGCAGCGGTACGGGGAAGGGCCACGCCTTGAGCGCCTCGTGCCAGTCGCCCACCGCCACGAACTCTGCCAGGGCGCGCAGGCCGGGCGCCTCTTCCCCCCGCACCTCACAGGCGAACAGATCGTGCAGTGCCCAGCCTCGCTCACGCAGCCGGCGCAGGATCGCACCATCGCCCGCGCAGGGGTCCAGCACCGGCCCGGGCGGCGGCGGGAAGCGGCTGTCCAGCAGCGCGTCAAGCACGTCTGGCGGGGTCGGAAAGAAGTCGCTGAGACGGGCGCGCACAGCAGCGTGTGAAGCCTTGGCCACGCCGTCTCCATCGACAACGCTGTAACCCATCTCGCGCAGCCATGCCAATCGGTGGGCGCCGCTGAGCATGAGCTGTGCCTCTTTGCGGCCCAGCGCCCGCACCGCCTCACGCCAACTTGGCCGGATGCCGGGAATCGTCTTCTGGGCGCCCATCGTCACCCTCCCACCAGCCAACGAAGCACCCGCCGCAGCAACGGCAACCGCTGCCGGTGCGCGGCATCATCCCGCCCGCAAGTCCAGCACTCCGCGGGGTTCTGCGGCCGCGGGTGGAAGGTGTGCCGCTTCGGGTCGGCCATGTGAGCCTCGTGTTCGCTGCGAAGCCTGCGCATGCGCTGGACGATCACCGTGCTGTCAATATCAGGGTCGTGTTTCATCGGTCTGATCCTCCCTTCACCGCCGCGGCGTAGTCATCCGCGAGGGTAGTGATCTTGTCATGGCGCCAGCCCTCGCGGCGCAGCAGCTCGCGGAACGCCTCGTCCCCGCAGTCGAAGAACGCCGCGCTCCTGGCGTGCCAGCCCACGGCAAATCCGCCCACGGGACCATTCTTCTGCTTGAGCACGTCGCACCAAACGGCTGGCATCTCCGTGCCGCTGCTGCCCTTGCCCTTCTTTGGCCGCCACAGTGCGATGGCGGTATGCGCCTTCTGGCTCACCTCTGCCGCCCCGAAGAAGTCGCGCAGCCCCGGTGACACCTCGGCATCCTTGCGCTGGGAGAACTGCGAGACCACCAGCGTGGCGCAGTCCTTGAGCTTGCGGGCCGTGGCGTTGATCGCCTTCATGATCGCCGAGCTGTCCTCGTAGGGCCCGCTGCGCTGTAGCCCGCTGGGGACGAGCTGCGCGTAGTCGATCACCCACAGCCGGCAGCCCTCGCGCTGGATCACCCGCTGGGCCTGATGGCACAGGGCGCCCACGTCCTCGGGGATGTCCTCCAGATAGTGGATGGGCAGTCGCTCCAGGGTCGCGAGGTCGCCTGCCACCGCGTCCCAGTCCTCTCGGCGCTGGACAACGTAGCGCTGCAGGTGGGTGTTACTGGCCATGGTCGCGCCGGCGACGTGCCGCAGGACGCGGCTCTCTGCGCTGTCCTCCAGGGTGCAGTCCAGCACGGGGCCGATGCGCTCAGCGCAGGTGCGGACCCACCGGTTGGCCAGCGCGCTCTTGCCGGTGCTGCTGTCGGCTCCCAGAAGCGAGGGGTGGCCCACCGGAATGCCGCCGAATGTGAGCTGCTCATCCAGCTGCGCGATGCCTGACGGGATGCCCAGGGGGGGCAGTTCTGCCCCCTCTTCGGCCTCGCCCCACGCGATGGCCGTGCGCTGCTCGATCTGCCCGCGCAACTCGCCCACCACCTCGGCGATAGTGCGGATCGGACCAGAGCCGCGAAACGCTCCCTGGAGCGCGTCTATGCCCGCCTGGAGCACTGCATCCGCCCCCAGCTCTCCAGCGTAGGCCGCCGCGGCGATGTCTGCCGCTGCCCGGATGGCCGCCCGCCTCTGCGCTGACTCGCGCACGATGCGGGCGTAGTACGCGGCGTTCTGCGCGGTGGGCACGGAGCTGGCGAGCTCTGCCAGTGATTCCACGCCGCCGACCCGGGCGAGCCTATCGTGGGCGTCCAGGTCCACCTCGAGGGTGAGCAGGTCGATGGGTTGCCCGGCCGCGGCCAGCCGCTGCATGGATCGCAGCACGTCCTGGTGGGCTGGCGCGTAGAAGTCGGTCGGCGGCGCCTCCACCAACACATCGGACAGCACCTCCTGGCGCAGCAGCACGGCACCGAGGCAGGCGCGCTCAGCATCCAGGTTGTGGGGCGGCGGGCGGCCCTGCTTGCTCATGCGCCAGCCCTGGGATATGTTTCTTGGAGCATCGTCGCTGCCTCCATCAGCTGCGGTGTCAGAGAACGCCGGGTTGCCGCCCGGCGTTCTTGTATAGTGCTACCAGTGGCGTTCGGCCGTCAAGCGTCATATCGCACTGTGACCGTCGTCGGCAGCCGCCCGGCCCACCGCGGCGGCTCACCGTCAGGCCCCGCGTCCACCTCCAGCGCAGGCAACTTGTAGCGCCCGAGCATCAACCGCACGTAGCAGTGAGCCTCGGCCTCGACCAGCGGGCAGCCGAAGTGTTCAGCGCAGGCCTTCGCCTTGCGCTCCAGCAGCGCGCGCAGGTCCTCCGGCCAGTGCTTGACCTCGGACAGGTAGGCGGGCTGTGGGCCGCCGGGGGTCACAGCGAGGCCCTGTCGAGGGGCTTCGCCCAGGTGAGCCACGGGCCGTTGGCTATTTGCTCGCGCAGGAGCTGAACAGCCTCCCCGAAGTTCGCCCCATCCGCACGGGCAATGGTGAAGGGAAACCTGTTCCCACCAAACGAGGGCGTGGCCTCGCTGAAGATGTCGCACCCCAAGTAGCGCGGCGGGGTCTCGTCGGTGGCGATCACACCGACCAGGTAGGCTGTTGCGTTCATCGCCTCCTCCGCGCGAAGTACATATCCAGCATCGTGCTCGCCTGTCCCTTCGTGATCTCCTCCGGGTGCGGGATGCCGAACTTCTTCAGCAACGCCTTCTGCTTGCCGCTGGCATCGCCCTGCCGCCACCGCGCCTGTGCGTTGACCAACCCGGCCGAGTCCCGGTGCTGCGCCAGAACATGCCGGTCGGCCAGCTGCACCGCCTCGTCACGCCCGGGCACCTCCCACAGCGCCGTGCGGCTAGTGAACCACCGCCGTCCCTGCTGCTGCAACTGTGTCTGGGTCACGCGCCAGGTATCGCGCTGGGTCGGCTCCACCAACAGCGCGTAGCGGTCCGCCAACGACAGCCGGTATCCGCCATCGGCCAGCGGCGACCATGTGTTCCGGCTCACCCGCTCCAGCTCAGGCGGCTGTCCCTGGTGGAAGAACTCGATCTTCTGCGTCACCAGCTCGAGGTCGGCCAGCGAGCGGATGCCGCTGGTGTTGATCCAGGGGTACTGATCTTCGATCTCATCCATGCGGGCCCGAGCCGCCTCCGCGTCACCGCCGGCGAGGTCCAGCTCGGGCGGCAGGCCCAGCAGGGTCGCCGCGCTCGCCAGCGAGTGCCGGGTCGAGTTGTCCGCGAAGTCGATCACCTGCAGGTCGGTCTTGCCCGGGGCCAGGCGCGTGCCGCGGCCCACCATCTGGGTGTAGAGCAAGCTGGACTTGGTCGGCTTGGCCATGAGCAGGGCGTCCACGCCCGGGTCGTCGAACCCCTCGGTGAGCACCGCGCAGTTGGCCAGGATGCGCAGCTCGCCGGCGGCGAAGGACTTCAACAACGCCTTCCGCTCATCCTTGTGCGTCTTGCCGCTGATGTATGCAGCGGGCACGCCGGCGCCAGCGAAGGCCTCGGACAGGCGCCGCGCGTGCTCCACCGTGACCGTGAAGGCCAGGGCCCGCCGGCCGGGCACCAGGCGCTGGTAGGACGCGACCACCAGGTTGTTGCGCTCGTCGGTGTCCACGGCATCGGCCAGCTCGCCCTGGACGAACTCGCCCATCCTGGTGTGTACGTTGCTCAAGTCGGTGCCAGTGGTCACGCGGTGGCCGGCCAGCCGGACCAGCCAACCCTCCTGAATTGCCTGGCGGATGCCCATCTCGTAGGCGATGGAGTCGAAGACCAGCGACAGGCCGACGTTGTCGCCGCGCTTGGGTGTGGCGGTGAAGCCGATTAACGGTCGACCGCCGGGTTTGTCGCAGCCGAAGTGCTCGAAAATCCTGCGGTATGAGTTAGCAACTGCGTGATGCGCTTCATCGCATACCACCGCCTCGAAGTCATCCGGCAGCAGGGCCTCCAGCCGCTTACCTTGCAGCGTGGGCACCGAGGCCACCACCACCTGGGCGGCGCCGGCGCGACGGTCAGCCTGCTCCACGCCGACCGAGAGCCCAGGGTTTGACCGGCGGATCTTGTCCGCGGCCTGGTCCAGCAGCTCTTGCCGGTGGGCCAGCACAAGCAGCCGGCCCTGGATGCCCAGTGCCTCTGGCAGGTGAGCAAACACCACTGTCTTGCCCGTTCCGGTCGGGAGCGCCACGAGCTGCCGCGTCAAGCCGTCCTTCAGCCCGGCCTTGACCGCCTCCAGGGATTCGCGTTGGTAGGGCCGCAAGGTAAACCCGCCGTGTTCCGCAGGGGGCTCGAAGTCGAGTTGGGCTTGGTAGGTCATCGGTATGCCCTCACCACTGCCTCCTCGGCGGCGGTGCCCAGGCGCTCGGCTTCTGAGCACAGCCGCTTGGTCTCGCCGTAGGTGACGGTCACCATGTTGCCCTCGGCCGGGTCCAGCGCGAGGATGATTACCTGCTTGAATCCCCACTTGCGCGCCAACTCGCGGGCGTCGGCCACCTTGGGGCTTGGGTTCCAGCTCATGATTCGCTCCTGTTACCTCTTCCCGAAGATCGGTTTCGGCCCCTTGCCTCTTTGATCGACCAGCGGGCGATTCAGCTCGCTTGGGTCGCAGACGGTCAAGTCGGACACCGACTTACTCGGCCGCGGCTTCGGCTTCGGCGCCTCCAACTGGGCGAGGATCACTTTGGCGTAGAGCAAGTCTTCCTTGTCCCGCTTGCGTAGCTTGAGCGGGGTCCGGCAGTTCTGGGCCCATCCGCGCCACCTCTCGCCGTCCCCGAGGTCGTCGCAGATGTACCGGCACAGCGCCTTGAGCCGGTCCCAGGAGTAGCCGTCCAGCCGGTTGAGCTTGTCGAAGGCGTCGGCCCACTTGGCGAGCTGGGCGTCACCCGGGCCGCCGTCGCTCGCCCACACCGGGTGCTGCGTGGCCCAGGCCCGCGCCAGCCTGATGGCTTCGGGATCAAGGTCCGTACCACCGCCATCGCGGGTGCGCGCGTTGTCTGTGTCCGGTAGCAGGGGCTGCTGGGATCGCGTGCGCGTGTGGTTGGTACTAGCAGTGGTGGGGGGTGGGGTAGCTGTACCACCTCCGTGCTGGCCTCCACCGTCTGCGGACTGCGTAGTCCTGCGTGGTGGCTGGCTACCAGTAGCGGTGGTGCTACCACCGCCCTGCTGCTGGCCTGACTCGGCGGTGGCGCTACCGCTGGCGGTCCCACCAGCACCGCTACCGCCCGTACCACCACCAGTGCTTGCTCCCCCCTCCGGGGATCGCACACAAGAAGAAAGAGGCTCCGTGACATCACGCCCTGTCACGGTATGTAACGCCCTGTCACGCCCTGTCACGCCTGTGTCACGCGTGACATCATCGTCTTTGAGCCTGGCCCGGCGGCGGCGCTGCCGCTCTGTCGCGGTCCTGTCCGTCTTGCGGTAGGCATCGTAGTTGAACAGAAACCAGCCGTCGTCGACCCGTTTGATCCGCCGCCCTTCGTTGTCCGGAGTCCGGGAGTACTCGTCCGGATCTGATAGGCGATCTAGTGCATCTTTGCACTTGTCGATTGGCACTCTGGCTGAATCCGCCAGTCCCGGCAGGCTGGCCGTCACCACCCCGTCTGATTCTGCCATAATGAGCATGGCGAGCCAGACCAGCCGAACGTGGTCCGGCTCGCGCCAGACGGTGCTGTGGATTATCCCCTTGTCGAGCTTTATCCATCCTGCCATTCAGATTTCTCCTTGCACCAAGGCCGCGAATGCGGGCTCCGTCAGGAAGTGCGACAGGACGATGATAATGGCCTGCTCCTTTGATGGCCTGACGCGCCTCACCCCCTCGTAAGCGCCGCAGAACCATTCAAGATTTTCGTTGATATCTGCTGGGAGCGCGACCTTGATCTGGGTCGTTTTGTTTTTCATCTACCCCTCTGCAGCCTTTGGCTCATCGTCCTCCCGGGCCTTGATCCCTTCCTCGATGAGCATGCCCGCTGCTTGCTCCCTGGTGACGGACATGACGCTGTTCTCTTGCGCAATGCGATCTCGCACGGCATCGAGCCGGTCAGCGAGCGCGTCTGAAATACGGACCATCTTCATTGGGGACCTCCTTGATGAAACAGAATTAGCTCATGGAAGTTATTTCGTCAAGTATTAGTTGTTGACAAAATGCACATTGGCATTAGTATACCATCAAAGATGAGATGAACCCTCAGCGCAGGAGGCTAGAGTGAACCTGAACAAAGTGATGATCATCGGGCATCTGGGCCAGGACCCGGAGATCAATTCCACCACCAGCGGCACATTGGTGTCCAGCCTGAGCGTTGCCACGAGTTACAAGCCCAAGGACGGCGAGCAGCGGACGGAGTGGCACCGGGTCACATGCTTCGGCAAGACCGCCGAGAACTGCAAAGAGTATCTGTCCAAGGGATCGCTGGTCTACGTCGAGGGCCGGCTGCAGACCCGGAAGTGGCAGGACAAGGAGGGCAACGACCGTTACACCACGGAGATCGTGGCGTTCAGCGTCATCTTCCTGGACAAGAAGGGCGGGTCCGGTGGCGGGCGCCGCGATGCGCCTCCGCCCATGGACGACGACGATTTGCCGTTTTAATCGACAGCCATCATCAGCTACCCAGAAAGGAGCACCCCAATGGAATGGTCGCAATATCAAGAGGATATCTTCACCGCCGTCAACGGCATCATGACCTCGGGTCGGGACCTCGTGGTCATGGCCCGGGCCGGGACGGGCAAGACCGTCACGATGGTCGAGGCGGTGATCCGCTTCTGCCGCGCCCACCCACAGGCGAAGGTCCTCACCTGCGCCTTCAACGTCAAGAACGCCCGCGAGCTGGACGCCCGCCTCCGCGATGCCGGGCTGGACTGGCGCCAGGCCCAGGCCAAGACCCTCAACTCGGTCGGGCTGGCCACCTGCAAGAAGGCATGGGGCAAGGGCGTCCGCACCGACGGCAAGAAGGGGCGGGTCATCGCCCGGGAGCTGGCCGAGGCCTATGAGCGGGCCCACCCGCGGTGCACCACGGACGGCCTTCCCGGCAAGGTGGCCAAGCTCGCCACCATGGCCAAGATCACGCTCACCGACCCGGGCGACGACAAGACCATGGGATCGCTGGCCGTTCGCTTCGCCCGGGTGGAGGGCGTCGAGGTGGGCGTTGTGATCAGTCTGGCTCAGCAGGCCATGGCCCGGGCCCAGGAGGACCGCGGCACGGTGGACTTTGACGACCAGCTCTGGTTCCCGGACCGTTTCGGCCTCCGTCCCTGGCAGCACGACCTGGTGATCGTGGATGAGGCGCAGGACATGAACGCCTCCCAGCTCGCCCTGGCCCGCGGCTCGGTCCGCCCCGGCGGCCGGCTGGTGGCGGTGGGCGACGACCGGCAGGCCATCTACGGCTGGCGCGGTGCGGACAGCGACTTCCTCGACCGCATGGTCGACGAGCTCGGTGCCGCCACCTTGCCCCTGCCGCGCACCTACCGTTGCGGCCTGGCGATAGTGGAGGAGGCCCGGGAGATAGTGCCGGACTACGAGGCCGCGGCCGGCAACCCGCCCGGCCTGGTCCGCGAAACCAAGGCGGTGGACCTGGCCGACGAGGTGGAGCCCGGCGACTTCGTGCTGAGCCGTGTCAACGCCCCGCTGCTGCCGCTCTGCCTGGAGCTGCTGCGCAGGAGCATCCCGGCGACGATTCAGGGGCGGGACATCATGGGCCAGCTCATGGGCATGGTGGATCGCAGCGGGTGCGAGGACACCAAGTGCTTGATGGCCTGGGTTGGGCAGTACGAGCACGAGGAGGTGATCAAACTGCGCAAGCTGGACGCCGAGGATGACGTGATCGACACCCTGCGCGACCGATGCGAGTGCCTGCGCGTGCTGGCGGCCGAGCACAAGACCTGCGCCGAGCTGCTGGAGCATCTCGAAGAGCTCTTCACCGACCGTGACGACGACAGCAAGGTGACGCTCAGCTCGGTGCACCGCGCCAAGGGGCTGGAGCGGGACAGGGCCTTCCTGCTGGCCGACACATTCCGCCAGGGGGGGCAGGAGGACAACATCCGTTACGTGGCCATCACCCGCGCCCGACATGAGCTGGTCTGGGCGCTTTAGGAGGACGACATGACGATTCCAAAGCCGGACTACACCGCCTCTGGGCGCGACTACTGGACCCTGGAGAGTACCGACGATGGCCGCGAGCACCACGAGCTCACGCTCACCCGCGCCGATTCCGACAAGGAGCCGCGGTGGGCCACCCTCGAGGCGCGCCACCGGACGATCAACGAGGAGGAGGCCCTCGTCCTGCTGCGGCGCTACGGGCGCCTCTCGTCCGCCGGACTGACATCACAGGAGGCCCAGGCCCTGCTGCCTGGCATGGCCGCACTGCTGGTGCGCCAGCTCGCCGCCCACGGGGTGGAGGCGGACGAGGACCAGGCCCGGGCCGTGGCCGCGAACGTGCTGCAGGTGCTGCTGGCGCCGGCGGTGTTGATGGAGGCCAAGTAGTGGCCCGCGGCGAGCTGCGCTGGCGGCGCCTCACCTGCGTCCTCTGTGGCCGGGGGTTCGTGGGGCAACTGCGGACCAGGCTCTACTGCGACCACCCGCTGTGCACCTCAGCCAGGGTCAGGGAGCGCAAGCGGCGGTCACTGGCTCGCTTGGCTGCAGCCGATTCCCTTGCGCCACCATGATTATCCGTGCCAGAATCGGAGGGCATGAGCGACTACCCCCACATCGGAGACCCCCAGCGCCAGGACGACGGCACCTACCAGGTCCAGGTGGAGCGGGCGCCGGGCGACTTCAAGTCGGTGGCCTACCCGGACAAGGCGAGCGCGGCCCGCGGGGTGCAGGCCCTGCGGGCTGGCGCCGAGCTGCTGGTCGCCCCGCCCAAGCCGCCGAGCCCCGGGGGGCGGCGGAGCAAGCTCACCGACGAGGTGAAGGGGCGGCTCATCGCTGCCGCCGAGCGCGGGCTGGACCACGACGCCATGGCGGACGTGGCGGGCATCAGCCGGGCCACGTTCTACAACTGGATGGCCAAGGGGCGGCAAGCTAAGTCAGGGAAGTTCTTTGAGTTGCTGGACGCTCTTACGCGCGCGAAGTCCGTAGGGGAGGACGCGCTGGTGGCCCTTATCGAGCACCACGCCAAGAAGGACTGGCGCGCCGCGGCGTTCCTGGCTGAGTGCCGCCGGCCCGACCGCTACGGCCGCAAGCGGCGCGTGGAGCTCACCGGGGCGGACGGCGGCCCGGTGGCGGTGTCGAGCGAGGACGCCCTGGCCCGGCTGGACGCCCTGCTGGAGCGGGCGGAGGAGGATGGCGACGATGAGTAGCGCGTGGCAGGACCGCATCGTGCGCCTGGAGCGCCGGCCCGCGGGAGAGCTGGCGGCCCATCCGCAAAACTGGAGGCGTCATCCCGAGGCCCAGCGCAAGACGATGCAGGCCGCGGCCGATGAAGTCGGCCTCGTCGCCCCGCTGGTGGAGAACCTGCGCAGCGAGGAGCGCGGCTGGCCGGCGGGCAGCACGCCCACCCTCATCGACGGGCACCTCCGGCTGGAGCTGGCGCTGGAGCGCGGCGACGCAGAGCAGCTCCCCGTGGTGGTCGTGGACCTCACCGAGCGCGAAGAGGCCCTGGCGCTGGCGAGCCTCGACCCCATCGGGGCGCAGGCCGAGGCCGACCCAGAGCTGCTGGCCGCCCTGCTGGAGATTGCCCGGCCCGAGTCGCCGGACCTGGGCGCGCTGCTGGAGGGGCTGGTGGGCGCCAAGCACGAGCCGCCCGCCGACCCCGGGCCACAGGTGGACCGCGCCGCCGAGCTTCAAGAGAAGTGGGCCACCGAGACGGGCCAGATCTGGGTGATCCGCCCCAAGATGGCCACCTGCCCCCACTGCAACCACGAGCAGAAGGTCGGCGATGAAGTGTAGCCACTGCGGCGAGGACTTCGAGCCTCGCGCCCACCGACTGCTCTGCGGCGACAGCACCCTCGAGGAAGACGTCGCCCGGGCCCTCGACGGCGCGCGCGCCCAACTCTGCATGACCGACCCACCATATGGGGCGGACATCGCCTACGACACCCACGACGACAGCCAGGACGCCCTCGAGGGGCTGATCGCTGGGTTCTTCCCGTTGGCCCAAAAGCACTGCGACCTCATCGCGCTGACCTCAGGCATCAACAACGTCTGGCTCTACGAAAAGCCCGACTGGATGCTCTGCTGGTTCTATGGGGCTGGGACCGGGCGCTCGCCATGGGGCTTCACCGCATGGCAGCCGCTGCTCGTGTTCGGCGACGATCCAAAGTTGTCGGCGGGCGAGGGGTGCCACCCCGACGGCTTCCAGTTCATGATGAGCAAGGAGGACGCGGAGGAGAACAAGCGGCTCGGTCACGCCTGCCCAAAGCCGCTGTCGGTGTGGCGTCGGTTCATGGAGCGGCTCTCCAACAAAAACACGCGGGTGGTCTACGAGCCGTTCGCCGGCGCGGGAACGACGCTGGTGGCGGCTGAGCAAGAGGGGCTGCGCTGCTGCGCCATCGAGATCAGCCCGAAGTACGTGGCTGTCGTGCTCGAGCGCATGGAAGGCCTCGGGCTCGTCTGCACCCTGGAGGAAGCCGATGAAGTGTGAGTGCTGTGGCGAGGAGTTCAAGGTCGAGCACCGCCTGATGTGCGGCGACAGCACCGAGCGCGAGGACGTGGCGCGACTGCTTGCCGGAGAGCGCCCGTGTTGCTTGATCACAGATCCTCCCTACGGCGTGGCCCTTGGCTCTGCCTCGGGCGATACCAGGCTCCGCATCTCCGGGGACCTGAACCAATCCGTGATCCCGGTGAGCTTCTCCCTGGCCTGCGAGGTGCTGGACGACAACGCCAGGATCTACATCTTCGGCGGCAGCGGCCAGGCCATGATGTACTTCAAACTGTTTGACCACCACCTGCACCAGCAGCCGAGCATCCTTGTTTGGGTCAAAGAGTCCTTTGTCATGCGGAGGAACGGGTACCACAGCCAGTTCGAGCTTTGTTACTACGGATGGAAAGGGATCGGAGGCCGCCCGGACCACTGGCACAGTGATCGAAAACAGGTCGACGTCTGGAACGTCACCAGGGACAAGCAGGTCGCCAAGGACCACCCGACCCAGAAGCCGGTGGAGGTTTTCGCAAAGCCCGTGAGGAACAGCGCGCCGCCGGGCGGCTTGACCCTGGAACTGTTCAGCGGCTCCGGTGCCCACCTCGTTGCTGCCGAGCAGGAGGGCCGTCGTTGCTGCGCCATGGAGATCAGCCCGGGCTACGTGGCGGTGGCGCTTGAGCGCCTGGCGGGCATGGGGCTGGTGCCTGAGCTTCAGCACGAGTAGCGGGTGACCGCCCCCCTGGCCCGCCTGCGCGCGCTCCCGCCGGCCCGGCGCCGCGCGGTGCTCAAGGCCCTGGGGCAGGAGGACGCCCGGGCCCTGCTGCACGCTTGGCGCTTCTGGGCACGGCCCGAGCAGCTGGCCCCCGGCACCCCCGGCGCGGCCGACCCTCGCAGCGATTGGACGTTTTGGCTCCTGCTGGCCGGCCGCGGGTTTGGCAAGAGCCGCACCGGCTCGGAGTGGGCCATCGACCAGGCCCGCGCCATGCCTGGCAGCCACGGCGCGCTTGTGGCCCCCACGGCAGCCGACGCCCGCGACACCATGGTCAGCTACGGGCACGAGAGCACCGAGGGCGCCAGCGGCATCCTGGCCGTGTCACCGCCCAGCTTCCGGCCGGCGTTCGAGCCATCCAAGCGGCTGCTCACCTGGCCCAACGGCACCACCGCGACGCTCTACAGCGCGGAGGAGCCCGACCGCTTGCGCGGGCCCCAGCATCACTGGGCGGCCTGCGATGAGCTCGCAGCGTGGGGGCGGGCCCAGGAGACATGGGACATGCTCATGTTCGGGCTGCGCTTGGGCGACAACCCCCGATGCTGCATCACCACCACGCCGCGCCCCATCCCGGTGGTGCGCCAGATCCTCGCCGACCCGCGGACGGTCACCACCAAGGGCACCACCTACGACAACCGAGACAACCTGGCCCGGCCGTTCTTCGAGTCGATCATCAGCCGCTACGAGGGCACCCGCCTGGGGCGGCAGGAGCTAGAGGCCGAGCTGCTGGAGGACACGCCGGGCGCGCTGTGGACGCTGGGCATGATCGAGGCCGCCCGCGTGGCCGCGGCCCCGGCGCTCACCCGCATCGTGGTAGCCGTGGACCCGGCGGTGAGCAACACGGACCGGAGCGACGAGACCGGCATCATCGCCGCCGGCGTCGGCCCCTGCAACTGCCGCGGGCCCACCGAGCAACACGGCTTCATCCTGGAGGACCGCTCCGGCAAGTACTCACCGAACGGCTGGGCGGCCGAGGCCGTGGCGCTGTACCACAAGCTGGGCGCGGATCGCATCGTGGCCGAGGTGAACCAGGGCGGGGACCTGGTGGAAACCAACGTGAGGACCGTAGACCCGCGCGTGGCCTACCGGGCGGTTCACGCCAGCCGGGGCAAGCGCACCCGAGCCGAGCCCGTCTCTGCGCTGAGCGAGCAGGGGCGGATCCACTTTGTTGGAGCGTTCCCCGCGCTGGAGGACCAGTTGACAACGTGGGACGCGAGCACCAACGCCAGGAGCCCCGACAGACTCGACGCCGCGGTGTGGGCAATAACCGACCTGATGCTGGGCCGCAAGACCCCGAGCGTGAGCGGCATGGTCATCCCGGACCTGGGCCAGGCCAATCCTTGGAGCAGTTGACAGCCGGCCCACCGCCAGCCACCATGACGTGTGTTCATGTGCACGAGGCGGCACCACGCGTCAGGGCCGGATGCGCACCGCCTTCCCCTCTGGGGACCCTTCGCAGGTCCAGGCGCGGGACCTACCTAATCCGGCTACAGCGCAAGCCCCGGTGGTGTTCACGCGCCGCGAGCCGGGGCTTTTTTGCTTGACATCGCCAGCACGTTGACCGCTGCACCCCACCCGCTGTAGGCTGGGGCATGGCCACACGCAAGCCCGCCGCCCGCAAGCCCGCCGCCCCTGCCAGGGGACCCAAGACCATCAAGGACCACACCGTTGAGCTCGGGGCCACAGGGCTCAAGCACTTCGGCGGGATCCTGGACGAGGAGTTCAACCCGAAGCTCAAGGGCAAGCGCGGGCGCGAGGTCTTCCAGGAGATGAGCGAGAACGACCCGGTGGTCGGCGCCGTGCTGTTCGCCATCGAGATGCTGCTGCGCCAGGTGACGTGGGACGTGGACGCGGCCAGCGATGACGAGCAGGACCAGGCCAACGCTGACTTCCTCCGGGAGTGCATGGACGACCTGGACCGGCCGTGGTCCGAGGTCATCTCTGAGATCCTTTCGATGCTGGTCTACGGCTGGCAAGCGACGCACCCGGTCTACAAGCTACGACGCGGCCATGGCGCCGCCGTGGCGAGCCAGCACGAAGACGGTAAGATAGGGTGGGCCAAGCTTCCAACCCGGGCCCAAGACACGATCTACAACTGGATGCTGAGCGACAACGGCGAGGTCGAGGGCATGGTGCAGATGGCGCCGCCGACCTACGAGGTGGTCGACATAGTGTCCGAGCGGCTGATCCTGTTCCGCACCACCAGCCGCAAAGGGTCGCCCGAGGGACGCTCGGTTTTGAGGTCGGCATACCAACCGTGGTTCTTCAAAAAGAAGATCGAGGTATGTGAGGCCATCGGGATCGAGCGCAACTTGACCGGGATGCCCATGGCCAAGGTGCCAGCCGAGTATCTGAGCAGCAGCGCATCGGCCGCGGAGAAGGCCATGGTGGACCAGCTCAAGCGGCTGGTGCGCAACGTCCGGCTGGATGAGCAGATGGGCGTGGTCTTCCCTTCCTTGCGCGATGAGCAGGGCAACGAGATGTTCACCTTCGAACTGCTGTCGAGCTCTGGCCGCACCACCATCGACACCAGCAGCGTGGTCGACCGCTACAACACCATGATCGCGGTGACGGTGCTGGCAGACTTCGTGCTGCTGGGCCAGCAGAAGGTGGGCTCGTTCGCCCTGGCCAGTAGCAAGACCGAGATCTTCGCCACCGCGCTGGGGGCGTGGGCCACGAGCATCGCCGACACGTTCAACCGGGTCGAGGTGCCGCGGCTGTTCGCCCTCAACGGCTGGTCCGGGCCGCTGCCGCAGATCGTTCCGGGCGACATCGAGGAGCGGGACCTCGGGGCCCTGGGCGAGTTCCTCTCGAAGATGGCCAGCGCCGGGATGATGCTGTTCCCGGACGAGGAGCTGGAGCGGTATGTGCGCCGGGCCGCGGGGCTGCCCGAGCCGCTGCACATGGACGACGACGAGCCGTCCGCTGGAGATGGGGGCGGGGCGGGCGCAGGGGATGGCGATGCTGCGGCCGGGGACGTGGGGCGCACCAACAAGTTGCTGGAGACCGTCGGCGGGATCGGGGCCATCGTGGATCTGAGCACCGCCGTCCAACAGGGCACCATGTCGCCAGACGCCGCGGTGGCCATTATGGTCAATGTGCTCGGCCTGGCCGAGGACGCAGCCCGCAAGATGATCACCGCCAAGCCGGTCAAGCAGCCTGCAGCGTCCAAGGAGTAGCCGGTGGCCTTCGCCTTCCACCGCGCCGCCATCACCAAGCGGGTCAGGCCGCAGCAGCGGGCCGTCTTCACCGAGGCAGAGCGCCTCGAGCGCGAGATGGTCCGGGCCATCCTGGACGAGATCCGCGCGCTGCAGGGGAGCGTGAAGCTCCAGGAGATCGCCCAGGTCCTGGACGTGGCCAGCCCTGACGAGGTGCTGCAGCTGCTCAACGCGCAGGGGACAGCGGGCATCGGTGTCAGCCTGGAGCCGAAGATCGTGGATGGCGCGGCGGCCGGGGCGAAGATCGCCGCCAAGGAGCTGGGCAAGGTGGTGGTGCTGGACATGCGCCGGCCGCACTTCCAGCGGTGGCTCAAGGACCACATGGGAGAGTTGATCAAGCAGACCACGGGGACCTCCATGCGGGCGCTGCGCGCCACACTGACTGACGGCATCAACCGCGGGCGGCACCCCATGCGGCTGGCCAAGGACCTCAAGCAGAGCATCGGGCTGACCGAGCCGCACGCCAAGGCGGTGGACAAGCTGCGGGCGAAGCTGGAGGCTGACGGGGTGTCAGCGGCCCGCGCGGACAAACAGGTGGAGCGGTACCGCCAAAAGCTGCTGCGTCACCGCGCGCGGAACATCGCCCGGACCGAGAGCATGCAGTCGTTGAGCCACGGGAGGCAGGCGCTGTGGGAGCAGCTCACCGCGGACGATGCGTGGCCGGGGGACAAGCCGCCGAAGAAAAGTTGGCTCACTTCTGAGGATGAAGCCACCTGTCCGATCTGCGCTCCGATGAACAACGTGACCGTGGAAATCAACGAGACGTGGAGCATCGGAGAGCCTGCGTTCGCGCACCCTTCTTGCCGTTGCACAGCATCCCTGGTCGACCAGTAGTCGCTTGACACCCCGCCCGATTCCCGCCAAGATAATCGCAGCACCGACCGACCCAACGAACAGTCTGCCGACCCCTGGCAACCGCGGCTCCCTTGGTCGGTGCGCCGCGGCCCGGGGGGAGGCTTTGGAGGGACGCAGTGGCTGCTGGCTTGCTAACAGGAAAAGAGGCTTCCGATTATCTCCAGGTGAAGCCGGAAACACTCAGGACATGGCGGCACAAGGGAAGGGGCCCCCGATATGCGAAGCTCGGCGATAAAGGGGTAATTAGGTATCGCCTCTCCGATCTCGATTCGTGGGTCGATTCATGCATGAAGGACGCAGATGGCCTGACCCAAGAGGAGGCGCCGTGATGAAGTGCTGTGGAGAGACGAGACTGACACCATTTTGCCCAATGTGCGGGATTGCAGTATCTGGAGGTGTCCCCAAAAGCCTGCTGAAACACATCCAAACGCATGAGAGGCTATATCTCAGACATCTAAAGGATGCCATCAGCCAAGGTTCTCGCCATGTGGAATCAACGAGGAAGAACCACGAAAAATGGAAAAGCTGGCTCGACTTTGTAGTGCAGGCAATAGTCCCCAGCGAGGAGACCTCCGATGCCTGACACCAAGAGCCCCAAGGGCTGGCCCTACACCAGACGCCAGCGGCAGCGCCAGGCCGAGGCCATGGTCCGCATCCGCAAGACGCTGGCACGGAAGCCACCGCAACGCCTGCTGGAGGTCTACCGCAGGTACAAGCGGGACCTGGCCAAGTCGCCGCGCAAGATGGCAGCGGTGTTGCGCTTCGGCGGCGGCAAGCGGGTGCGCGCCTTCCGCCGGGCGGCCGCGGTGATCGAGGGCGGGAGGGCGTGGAAGTGAGCCGGCGCGCCCCCATGCACCAGCAACTCCAGCACCGCGTCACCTGCGAGTTCTGCGGTGTCGAGTTCATGGCGGCCAACAAGAGGCGCACCATCTGCGACGACGAGGTGTGCCTGCGGGCCCGCGAGGCCAAGCACAAGCGGGACGCCTATCAGCGGCGGCGGGCAGCCGCACAACAGGAGAAGGGAACATGAAGCACGACCTGGAGTACAGCGAGGACGGCGCCGGATGCAGGGCCTGCGGCGAGAAGTGGTCTTACCCAAACCTCAAGCAGTCGGACGGCAAGTGCTCGGCCGTGCCTGACACGCTGGAGCACTCGCGCGACCTGGAGCGGAAAGACCCCGTGTCGCTGTTCGACGTGGCGGTCAGGATGACGGAGGCAGAGGGTGCCATCTCCGACCTGCGCAGCCTGCCGTACAATCTGAAGCAGATCGACACCATGGTGCGGGAAGTCATCGCCGACATCCCCGAGCGGATGGTGGACCTGGAGGCCCAGATGCAGCGGATGGTGGCCACCGTTCTGCCGCCCGACCTGAGCGGCATCAGCGCGGCGCTGGAAGCGCTCAGCAAGCGGCTGGAAGATCTGGCGGCGGCGGGCGATCGCTATGGGGACCACATCGTCAAAGCTCACTGCAGGATCGACCAGTTGGAGGGGAGGTTCAGGCAACGCGAGGATGACATCGAGGGGTGGCTGCAGCGGGCAGGGACCCACGACGCGCATGTGACCAACGCGCGCCACAGGGTTGACGCCTTGACCGACCGGCTCGACAAGCACGAGAGGGGCGACCAGGACCGCGTTACCTACGCGGTGGCCGAAGCGAACAAGGCGGTTGACGCTGCAAACCTGGCGCTGGAGTTGGTCCGGGCTGTGCGGCAGGCGGGTGATGTCGTCGGTGTGAACGTGGGAAGACTGACCGACCGCGTCGCAGCGATGGAGGACGGCGCCGGCGGGAACCCGTTCCAGATAGTGCGCAACTCGCCGCCGACACCGCCTCCGTCCTTTTGTGGCCCGTCCGCTGAGGTGGAGAGCCTGAACAAGCTCGTCAACGAGCAGCGCCGGACCATCAACAAGCAGGGCGAGGAGATCGAGCGGCTCAAGAGGGGGGAGCGGGCGGCCGATGCTGAGGTCGTGCGACTGAGCTGCCAGTTGGACTTCTACCGCCGCACTGGGTACTGGGACATCCCCGAGGAACTGGTGGCGCGCATCGACGCCTGTCGTATTGCTGGGCAGACCGCATCGGATCAAGCGGACTTTGACATGGAGGCGGCGTCCATCGTTGCAGATCTCCAGCGCGCCCTCAAGGACCGGCCAGACGGATGGATCCCGGTGGGCGAGCGGCTGCCGGATGAACTATCCATTGTCATTGCCGGCGACGGGTCCCAGCACGTTGCTTACTACGATGCAGACACAGACCCGTCCATTTGGCATGTTGTCGGTGCAGACTTCGTGCTTGAGAACGTCACCCACTGGCGCCCGCTCCCTAAGCCCCCGAAGGAGTGCCAATGTGCCGACGTGGAAGGTCAATGACAATGCTGCCCGACAGGTACACCGACCATTTATATACCAACCTCGTCCGCACTATGCTTGGGCACGATGTCATCGTCCAAAAGTACTTCGACATCATCGGAAAGAAGTACATTTTTCATGTTTGCAATGGTGTAAAAGTTTTCCGGGCAGAGGTGTCAGAGTCGGACTACGCCGAGGGCGACGATAGGGTGCTCGACGCCCTTTGCAGAGATGACCTCGACGAGGTTGTGCCAGCATGACCCGTGAGCGCCTGCCGCAGACGCGCCGATCCTGCGTGACCAACCTGCGCCTGCTGCACGACGAGGGCCAGATGGACATCTACGTGACCGTGGGCTTCTACCGGGACGGCCGCGTTGGCGAGGTCTTCTGTCAGGCCGGCCACTGCGGCTCGCGCACCAGCGGCTGGCTCGACCTCACCATGACCATGGCCAGCATCGCCTTGCAATGCGGCGCGCCCTATCGTCAGGTGCTGGGCAAGATGCTGGGCCAGCGGTTCGCCCCGGACGGGCGGCTGCTGGACGCGCCAGAGTGTATGCGCGACAGCCAGAGCCCGCACGTCAACGTGAGCAGCCCAGCCGACGCGGTGGCCCGCTACATGCTGGCCCGGTGGCCTGAGGGGCGCGAAGTCGCCGCTTGACCCTGCCCGATTCAGGGCTGTAGACTCGGGGGCATGGCGACAGTCGAATATCTCCAGGCGATGCTTCGCCGGGCCCGCGAGTACCTCCCGGCCGCGCTCTACCAGGATCTTCACCGCGCGGCTCTCCCCAGCGCCGGCGGCAACGCTGCCTGGCGCTCCCCGCAGGTCACCCCGCTGGAAAAGCTCGGGCTCGACAGCCTGACACCGGACGGGCTGCAGCAGGCCAATGACGAGGTGTTGAACGACGCATGGAAGCAGCTCGCCACCTGGCACAAGCAAGCAGGGCGCCGCAAGCAGGACCAGGCGCCGTTCGCCCGCTTCGCCAGCCACTTGCTGCAGGAGCTCCAGCGGCGCGACATGGAGCCGCAGCCATGCGCTCTGACCGAGGCGGCGGTGGCCAAGAGCAGCCTGGCCGACCGCCTGGCAGACCTCCCGGACCTGGCGGTCATCTGCGAGGGGTTCGTGGCCATGTCCGAGGGCTCCGAACCTGGTGTCGCAAGCCTGGCCGTCTGCGAGCCACCGAGCAACGCGCACCTGGTGGGGATCACCACCACCGCCATGAACAGGGCGGGGATGCCCGTGAACGGAGCCGGCCACCCCATGGACAAGAGCGAGCCGACCGTGAACCCGCTGGATGGCGCGGTCCACCTCTACGACCTGGCGCTTGTCCGCAGTTCTGCGCAGCCGCCCGAGCCGGTGGTGGCGTTCTGGGACGTGGTGGAGAATGCTGACCCCGACTGGGACGCCACCGAGCAAGAGCTCGGGGACGTGACCAAGAGCCTGTGCCCGGTCTTCTGCGCCGAGCCAGAAAAGCAGATCATCTGGTACATGGTCAGCGAGCCGGGGACGGTTGACGCCCACGGGCACCAGATCACCCGTGAGGAGATCGAGGACGCCTGCCACGGCTACATGGTGCAGCTCGGGGTGCGATACGACCACGGCAAGGACATCAGCGGCGAGGCCAAGGTGGTGGAGAACTTCACCCTGCCGGCGGGCATCGCCAAGGGCGGGACGTTCCACGGGAAGGTGCTGGACGCGCCGCTGATCGAGGGCTCGTGGATGGCCGCGATTCACTACCACGACAATGCGCTGTGGAAGAAGGTCAAGGCAATGGGGGGAGGCATCAGTTGGGGCGGCATGGCAACGAAGGTAAACCGATGAGCAAGAAGACCGACAAGGAGCCGGTGGTGCTGGGCAAGGTGACGGAGATCGCCTGCCCGGGCTGCGGCAACATCATGGAGCTCGGGATGCGCCGCGAGACGTGCGCCTGCCAACTCCGCGGCTGCAACTACTTTGGGGCCAGGTTCAAGGTCCCGAGCTTGCCCCTGGAGCCCGCCGACGAGGTGCCGCAGTGACGGACGAGCAGACCTACACCACCCGCGAGGTGGCCGACCTCATCGACGTGTCGATCAAGACCGTGCAGTTCTGGGTCCGTGAGCGCTACCTGACCCCTGCGACAGAGGGCGACGGGCGGCAGAAGAGGATCACATGGAGCCAATCGGACCTCGACGCTGCCATGGCCTACAAAGACGAGCAGGCACAGGCGAAGAAGGGTCGGGAGATCCGTGACACGCTGATCGACACCATCGGCAGGGACGGGTTGCGACACTTCAACGAGGCGCTGGACATGCACCGCCCGAGGGGTTCTGTCGTCTGCGCCGGGCCTGCTGGAGCCCGCGTCGTGCGCCTCAACGACACGGTGAAGACCGTCATGGACCGCATCGGCGGCTCTGGGTTAATCCTCCCCATCCAGTAACATCCGCGATTCCGAATGGTTTGACACTTAATCGGATTGCCTCCCACCCTATGTGGGCATGGCGACCTTTTTGGAGCAGATCAACGTCCTGGAGCTGAGCCCCACCCCGCGGCCGGCTAACAGGCGCGCCAAGATCCTCCAGAAGACTGCGGCGCCCACCACTTTGTCAGCCGAAGACAAGAAGAAGGCCGAGGCCGAGGCCCGGCGTCTACCAGACAAGGAGCAGCAGATGACCAAAGAAGAGCAGGCCGCGGCCGACAAGCTGGCGGCAGACGAGCTGGCGGCGCTGAAGGACGGGAAGGCCAAGGCGGAAAAGAGCCTCGCTGACCTGGGTGCCACGATCAAGAAGTCCATCGAGGCGCTGGCCGGCGACAAGCCGGACCTGGCCGCCGCGCTGGAGCCCCTGGCCAAGGCGGCCGAGGTGGAGATGCCCGAGCTGCCCGCGCTGGTGGAGAAGGCGGCGCCCGAGCCCGCGGTGCCCGAAGCGTTCAAGGCCGAGTGGGCGGCCATGCAGAAGTCGGCCCAGGCCGCGCAGGAGCGCGTCGAGGCGCTGGAGAAGTCTGCAGCCCGCAAGGAGTACGTGACCAAGGCAGAGAAGGACTTCGGCGCGGTGCCCGGCGCGTCCATCGACGAGCTCGGCGACCTGCTGCAGAAGGCGCACGACGCTGGCCACGGCGAGGACCTGGAGAAGGTGCTCAAGGCCACCCAGGGCCTGGTCGCGAAGTCCGAGGCCTTCGTGGAGAAGGGATCCAGCCTGGGCGGCGGCGGCGACGGTGACGACGCCTACGACAAGCTGGAGAAGATGGCCGCGGAGAAGGTCCAGAAGTCGGCCGAGCCCATGACCAAGGCACAGGCGCTGCGCCAGGTGCGCCGCGAGAACCCCCAGCTGGCCCGCGAGGCGTCGGCCCAGTAGGCGCCCTGAGCGTCCACCAAGGAGATCCCCATGGCAGTCGAAGAAAAAGTCCAGTGCCTGAGCCTGCTCGCCGGCGCCGACCTGTCGAGCGACCAGTACAAGTTCTGCTACCTGTCCGCGGCCAAGACCGTGCTGCGGGTGGCCACGTCCGGCGCGTCGTCCATCGGCGTGCTCCAGAACGAGCCGGCCGCCGCGTCCAGAGCCGCAGAGGTCGCCTTCAGCGGTCGCGTCAAGGTGCTGGCCGGTGCCACGGTCGCCGCTGGCGCCAAGGTGATGTCGGACGCCACCGGGCGCGCTGTCACCGCCACCGACAACTCCCAGGTGCTGGGCACCGCGGTGATCGCCGCCGCGAGCGCGGGCGACGTGATGGAGGTCCTGCTCAGCCTCGGAGGCCAGGCACTGCTGACGGCCGAGCCCCTGCGCGTGCCGAGCAACATCGAGACCGCTGCATTCACCGCGGCCGTCAACGCGACCTGGGAGGACTACAACATCATCACCGCGCTCAACGCGGTGCTGGCGACCAACATCGTCACCAGTCGGTCGGTCCACCTGCGCGGGGTCATGGAGTTCATCAACGCCGAGGCGGTGGCCCACGAGGCCAAGTACGCGGACGGCGAGACGCCGGACAACGACGACACGGTCAACGTCTTCACCATGGCGGCGGCGGCGGCCAGCGAGTACCTCAACGTGGACCTGATCACCGACGCCAGCGGCCAGATCAAGATCGAGGTCGATGACCGGACCAAGGTCACGCTGAAGTTCCACCTCAAGTCGTACAGCTACGTTCAGAACACCGCGACTCTGTAGTCGCTTCGAACGAGAGAAAACAGGCACCGAGCCTCAACAGATAACCAAGGAGAGAAACAATGAGCCCCGTCTACCACCAGACCCCGGTCACCCGCGAAGAGTCCGAGATGAAGCGCGTCCCCGCCAACATCGAGACGGCCGCCTTCACCGCCGCGGTGAACGCCACCTGGGAGGACTTCGATCTCGTCGCGGCCCTCAACACCGCCCTGGCCACGGCGGTCAAGGACATCATCGACGTGACCAAGTCCGTGCGGCTGTTCGGCGTGCTGGAGTTCGTCAACTCCGAGGCCGTCGCGCATGAGGCCAAGTGGGCCGACGCGGCCACGCCGGACAACGACGACACCGTGCAGGTGTTCACGACCGCCGCCGCCGCCGCCTCCGAGTACATCAACGCGGAGATCATCTGCTCGGCGACCGACGGGTTCTGCAAGATCGAGGTCGACGACCGCACCAAGCTGACGCTGATCTTCCACCTGCAGAGCTACCAGTACATCCAGAATCTGGTGGAGTAGTTGACATCAGGGGCCCGGGGATGACCCCCGGGCCCCACCAGGAGTTGACCCCGGGGACACCGGGATAAAGGAGATATCAGATGCCCAGACCCACCCCGGCAGACCGACACGTCGACGGACTCCTGAGCAACGTCGGCATGGCCTACCTGCAGGACCCCGGGATCTACGTGGCCAGCCGCGTGTTCCCCATGGCGCCGGTGCCGAAGCAGTCGGACCTGTACCGCAAGTACTCGGTCAACGAGCTCCTGCGGCTGGAGGCCCAGGAGGTCGCTCCCGGCCAGGCCGCCCCCATCGACACCGCATCGTTCTCGGACGAGTCGTTCTTCTGCCAGAAGTACGGCCTGCGCGACTTCCTCACCCCCGAGGACATCGCCATGGACGACGGGTCCATCGACCCCGAGGAGCTGGTCGTGCAGCAGCTCATGCAGGCGCACCGCACCAAGATGGAGCGCAGCTGGGCCGCCAACTACTTCCTCCAGGGTGTATGGGGCACCGACTGGGCCGGCGTCGCCGCGGGACCCATCGCCAACCAGTTCCTCCAGCTCGACGCCACCGGCGCCGACCCGGTGGAAACCATCACCCAGGCCAAGCGCGCGGTGTTCGACAACACCGGCTTCATGCCGAACATCGCGGTGGTGGGTGGCGAGATCATGGACCACCTGCAGACCAACGCTGCGATCCAGGATCGGATCAAGTACACCGGTGCCCGCGACGGCGCCGTGGTCACGCAGCAGATGCTCGCCGGGCTGTTCGGCGTGGGCGAGGTCGTGATCGGCCAGGCCATCTACAACGCTGGCCCCGAGGGCGGCACCGCCAACATGACCAAGATCTTCGGCAAGTCGATCCTCTTGGCCTACCGCACCCCGAGCCCCAGCCCGCGCGTGCCGAGCGCCGGCTACACCTTCTTGTGGGCTACCCCGACCGACGCGCCCAAGGGCAGCCAGGTCGTGGTCCGCAAGGTGCCCCGGCCGAGCAAGGGCAACCGGACCGACTACGAGGCCATCATCTACTGGGACCAGAAGTTGACCGCCTCCGACCTCGGGATTTTCCTGCGCGACGTGATCTCCTAGCCCGCGGGCTCGTCATGAGGCTGCTGAATGACGTGGACCTACAGCGACCCGAGCGGAAGCGACCTCGACGCGGTGCGCTTCAAAATCGGGGACACTGATTCCACCGACGAGCAGCTCTCTGACGAGGAGATCAACTACCTACTCACCTCGACCGGCAGCGTAGACCGGGCGGCCATCGCAGCCGCTCGGTCGCTGCTGGCCAAGTACAGCCGGCTCTGCGACCAGCGGACCGGCGACATCTCCATCAGCTACAGCCAGCGGCGGGATTCTTACGCTGCGCTGGTGCGCCAACTGCAGCTCGGGATGATTCCGACGCCATACGCTGGCGGCATCTCGGATGACGACAAGCAGGTAGACGAGGACGACGACGACCGCGTGAAGCCCGCCTTCGAGGTGGGCATGATGGAGTTCAACAGCGACCGGGACGTTGAGACCGAGGACGATGTTTAAGGCCGACTCCATCACCATCGACCGGGACCTCGGGGAGCGCGCCCTGCTGCGGGCTGTGGATGAGCTCGACGACGCCCACTTCGACGTGGGGCTGTTTGAGGGCGAGACGCACCCGGAGAGCGAGGAGTACACCATCGCGCAGATCGGCGCGGTGCACGAGTTCGGCACCAAGGACGGCCACATCAAGGAGCGGTCCTTTCTGCGGAGCACCGCAGACGAGCAGCGGGACGCCTACCACCGCAGGATGGCGCAGGTGGCTGCCAAGGTGCAGCGGCGCAAGGGCAAGGGCAATCTGATCTCGATGCTGACCGCGGTGGGCGAGCTGGCGGCGAGCGACGTGCGCAAGAAGATCACCACGCTGCGCACGCCAAAGAAGGCCGACAGCACCATCAAGAGCCAGGGCGGCAAGACCACGAATCCGCTCATCTGGCTGGGGTACATGCGCGCCGCGGTGCGCTCTCGGATAGTGGTGGGTCACTCCGAGAAGATGACCCCGAAGGGCTCGCGATGAACCTCCAGATGCCATCGGAGATGTTCACCTCGGTCACCCTCACGGTGTGGGCCGCGGGGTCCTACGTCAGCGGGCGATGGGTGGCGGGATCCAGCAGCACCGCGCCGATCACCGCGAGCGTGCAGCCGGCCGGGCCGCGGGACCTGCTGCACCTGCCCGAGGGCGACCGCACCAAGGGCGCCGTCAAGATCTACACCGACGCCGAGCTCTCCGAGGGCGACGAGAGCGCGGGCCTGGTGCCGGACCAGATCACCTGGAACGGCGAGCAGTGGGAAGTCCAGAAGGTGTGGCGGCACGCCCTGGGCCTGGGGCACCACAAGGCCATGGCGCTGCGGGTGGAGCGGTAGGCCATGGCGATCATCACCACCGCCGCCATCGAGAATGCCCTGCGGACCTGGCTCGTTACTGAGCTGGCCATCGAGGTCATCATGGCTGAGCAGGCTGCGCCCCGGCCGGCGACACCCTACGCGACCATCTCGCTGGGCAACCCGCGCACGGTGGGGCTCGACGACGCCGGCGCGCTGACCGACCCCGGGGCCCCGGCATACGCATCGCGGGCGATGAGGGGTGACCGCATCATCACCACCTCAATCCAGGTCTTCGGCGCCGGCGCCATGGACTATATCCGGGCCGCCAGCAACGCGCTGAACAAAGAGGCCACCAAAGATGCACTCTCAGCAGCAGGCGTCGCGCCGGTGGACATCGGGACGTTGACCGACCTGACCGAGTTGCTGGAAACCGAATTTGAGGACCGCGCCGGGCTCGAGGTCGAGTTCGTGTTCGCCGACGAGTACACCGACACCGTGCCGCTGGTCGAGCACGTCACCGCCGTGGGGACCTACGACCCGGGCAGCAAGACCGACACGATCCAGGCAGACAAACCATAGGAGCTGATCATGGCCCTCTCCGATATCGTCACCATCACCATCAGCAAGACCACGGCGAACATCTCGCGCGCTGGTTTCGGCAAGGCTCTGATCCTGGGCAAGACGGCTCACTTCCACCGCATCGAGTGGATCAGCCAGAGCGCCTATGCCGCGGACCTGGCCGCGCTCGGCGTCCCCAGCAGCGATGCGATCTACGGCGCGGTGGTGGATCACTTCGCCCAGAACCCGGCGCCCACGCAGGTGGCCATCGGGCAGCGCAAATGCGCTCGGGTCACGGTCACCGTGGACTCGGTGGTGAACCTCACCGACTACACGATCTCCATCGCGACCGACCTGAATCGCACGGCCCGCACCTACACGTTCACCTCGGATGCGAGCGCGACCCAGACGGAGATCGCAGACGGCCTGGCGCTGGCCATCACCAACGGTGAGACAGAGGTCGGCGCGACCAACGTGGCCGACGACGTGCAGATCGATGCTGTGGGCGGGGCGGGCTTTTCCGCACAGCGCCCCGTGGCACAGGCTTCGCTGCTCACGGTGGGCGCAGCCGAGAGCACCATCGAGGCCAGTGACGACGCGCTGAGCGCCATCGTCACCCTGGACGACGATTGGTACGGGCTGTGCTGCGCGGACGACCGCGCGGTGGGCGACAAGGCTGACCAGCTCCTGATCATGGCTTGGGCCGAGACCAACCGAAAGCTGTTCATCGCCGCCACCAGCGACCCGGCGATCATCACCACCGGCGACACCACCAGCATCGCCTACACGGCCAAGACCAACGCCTACGCCTACACGGCGGTGATCTACCACAGCCTGGCCGCGACGGAGTACATCGACGCCGCCTGGTTGGGCGACCGCCTGCCGTTCGACCCGGGCTCCCAGACCTGGTGCTTCAAGACGCTCAGCTCCATCACCGTGGACAGCCTGAGCTCTGCGCAGCGCGGCTACGCAGAGGTCAACGACGCCAACTACTACATCACCGAGGCCAGCGTGAACATCACCCTGTGGGGCACCACGGGTGAGGACTACATCGACGTGACCCGGGGGCTGGACTGGCTGCGGGTGCGGATGCAGGAGGACCTGATCGCACTGCTCATCGCCCAGAAGAAGGTGGCGTTCACCGACAAGGGCATCGCGTCCGTGGAGGCCATCATCCAGAAGCGGCTGGAGCAGGGCGTGCGCAACGGGCTGGTGGCGCCGCTGGCAGCCGACGCCGTGTTCGTCCCGCTGGTGGCCGACGTGAGCGCAGCCAACAAGACCGCGCGCAACCTGACCGGGGTGACGTTCACCGCCGACCTGGCCGGCGCCATCCACAACATCACCGTCACCGGCACCGTGAGCGTGTAGCCCGGGCCCCGAGCTGATCAAGGAGATCGACCATGGCAAACGTACTGACCTACAAGCCCGGCGAGGTGTCGGTCGTCTTCGGCGGCTACGAGCTGACCGGGTTCGCCGACGGGACCATCGTGGTGGTGGAGCGCGAGGAGGACAGCTTCACGAAGCACGTCGGAGCCGACGGCGAGGTGAGCCGCACGCTCAACGCGAACCAGAGCGGGACTGTCACGCTGACCCTCAAGCAGACCTCGGACAGCAACCGGATCCTGGGCGAGTTGCTGGCCACCGACGAGGACGACGGCAGCGGCGTGGCCGAGCTCATCGTCAAGGACAACCTGACCAACAAGGCGTTCGCCGGCGAGGCGTGGCTCCAGAAGCCGCCCAACTTCGAGCGGGGCAAGGAGCAGAGCGATCAGGTGTGGACCTTCGCCTGCGCCAAGATCAAGTTCACCTGGCCGGCTGAGTAGCAAGGAGGCTCCGTGCGCAACACCACCGAGAGGGATATCGACGGCCGCACCTGGACCGTCACCGTGTTTTCGGCCACCGAGGGGCTGGGCATCATGGCCCGGCTCACCCGCATCCTGGGCGGCCCCATCGGCAGGGCTGTGGCGGGCGCGCTGGGGCCCGGCGGCGGCGAGGACGGGCCGTCCGTGGACTCGGCCACCATCGCCGAGGCCTTCGAGGCGCTGGCAGACAGGCTGGACGAGGCAGAGGTGGTGGGCCTGATCAAGCGGATGCTCCGCGGCACCCAGGTGGCCATGGACGACGGCAAGAAGGTCAGCGCGGCCGACCGCTTCGACACCGTGTTCATGGGCGCCTACGCTACCCTGTTCAAGGTGATCGGGTTCGTCCTGGAGGCGAACTATGACATCCCTTTGGCCGACTGGCTCGGAGAGCTGCCGGGCCTCATGGCCGGTGGAGCGGACGAGACACCCGACGCGTCTTAGGCGAGATCAACGGTGAGGCAATCGAGGAGGAATGGATCGTGTGGCAGGTCGTACTCAGCAACGTGGCCACCCTCCAGGAGATCGACACCCACTGGTCTCTTGACGATCTAGTGCGCGCCCACCTGGCGTTGGAGCTCAACGCCGCCATGCAAGAAGCCGCGATGAAGGAGGCCCGCTGATGGCCGGGACCACCCTCCGTGAGCTGATCACCCGCTGGCGGTTCAAGACCGACTCCAAGCCGGTCAACGTCCTGCGCGGGAGCCTGACTGAGTTGCACTCCGCTGTGGGGCTGATCTCCACTGGCTTGGGCATCGCCAAGCGTGCCGCCACGGCTGCAGCTGGGGTCATCTGGGACTTGAGCAAGGCGGCCGGAGCCGCCGAGGAAAGCGAGTCGAAGTTCGCCGCGGTGTTCAAGGACAGCTCCAAGGACGTGCGCGATTGGTCTGAGAGAATGGCCAAGGCTGCCAACCGCAGCGCCTTCGAGCTTCGGGAGCAGGCTTCCACCTTTGGCGCGCTGTTCAACGCGCTGGGTTTTGGCGGGAAGGAGTCGGCCAACCTGTCGACCCACCTGTCCAAGCTGACGGAGGACTTGGCGAGCTTCAACGACGAGGCGGCGCCGGACGTGCTGATCGCTCTGCGGTCCGGGCTCCTGGGCAATGTCGAGCCGGTGCTGAAATACGGCGCCGATGTGCGGGTGGCGGCGGTCAATCAAGAGCTCCTCAACATGGGGATCAAGGGTGGCGCCAAGCGTGCCACCGAGCAGCAGAAGGTGCTGGCCCGGCTCAACATCATCATGCGCGCCACCAAGGATGCGCAGGGCGATGCGGTGCGCACCTCAGGCTCATTCACCAACCAGTTGAAGGGACTCCAGGCAGTCGTCAAGGACCTCAAGATCAACATCGGCAATCGGCTCCTTCCGGTGATCACCCCGCTGATCAAGCGGATGGGCGAGGGGACCAGGGCCGCATCGGAGTGGGTCAAGGCAAACCAGAAGTTCATCGACACCGAGATCAAGGACGCGCTCGAGGGGATCAAGCAGGGCTTCCAGGAAATGTATGGAGGGGTGAGTCCAGACGACTTCAAAGGCATCGGCAAGAGCATCGGGTCCATGCTCGCCAACCTGGCCATTGCGCTGAAGTGGATCGTCAAGCTGGGGAAGTTCAGCTGGGACGGGGTGCGCGCCGTGACAGTGGCGCTGGCCGAGCAGGCAGCGTGGGCGGTCGTGACCTTCGAGCGGATCGCCACCGCCGTGGACAGGTTCTTCGCTGGGGTCGCCGCCAAGGCGGCGCTGATCCTTGACCCGTTCGCTTTGTTCGGAGAGGACCTGCGGACCGCACTCACGCTCGCAGAGATGAATATCGCCAAGTTTTTCACGGGCGTCTACACCTGGATCGCGGGCCTACCGGCTGCCCTGTGGACGGGCCTGGCCGACGGGTTCCGCGCGGCGCTGGCCTCCGTGGTGGCCCAGGTCAACGCGGTCAAGGGCAAGCTGGGCAAGGCTGGCGACCTCCTGTTTGGCGCTGGACAGATCGCCATGGGCCCGCTGGCTGGGGCTGTCCCTGCTGCCGTCGGTGTCGGGGCTGGTGGTGGTGGCTCTGCAAACGTCACCGTGAACAACAGCATCACCGTGCCGCCGGGCACCCCGGCCAGCGTGGTGTCGAGGGTGGGTGACGCCGCCGGGCGGGAGAGCGCACGGACCTACCGCCGCGGGCTCACCGACGTGGCCAGGCCATGAGCATCAGCAACAAACCATTCTTCCGCATCCTCCTCACAGAGACCGACGAGGGGCTGATGGACGTGATCACCGAGGTGCCTCTGGACGTGGTGTCGTCGCGGACCTACCGCTTCCAGGCGCAGATCACCGAGAACCCCATCGAGGACGGGAGCACGGTCAACGACCATGTGATCATCAAGCCGGACGTGATCACTGCCGAGGGGTTCGTGAGCAGCGCGCCGGTGACCAGGGCCTCGGGCACCACCCAGCCGGCGGCGGTGGCGCTCAAAGGCAACACCGAGCAGGGCCTCGGGGAGAACCGCCCACAGAGCGCCTACGACATGATGGAGGACATCTTCCGCGGTAAGAAGCCGGTGACCATCCTGGCCGAGTACAGCCTCTACGACGACATGCTGCTGGAGTCGTGGGAGACCACCAGGTCGAAGGACCGCGGGCGCGGGTTCTTCTTCACGGCCACATTCAAAAAGGTGGTGACCGTCGAGACGCTGACCGGGGTGCTGCCGCCGGACGTGGTGAGCGCGCTCAAGCGGCGCCGGGCCAAGAAGATCGCCGCCAAGAAGGCCAAGACCACCGCGACCAAGCTCACCGCCCAGCAGGCCAAGGTGATCGACGAGGGCAAGAAAGCCAAGACCACGCCGGCCGCCAGCACGACGACCAAGAGCCAGGCCAGTGGTAACGCGTTCTCCGGCGCGATGGGGAGGGCCCGATGACCATCGAGACCATCCCGGTCCGCAGCGACCTCGACTACTACTCGATGACGGTCAGCCTGGCCGAGGTGGACTACCGATTGTCCTTCGCATACAACACCCGCGACGCGCGCTGGTACATGGACGTGGCGCAGGCAGACGGGACCGTGCTGGTCAGCGGGACGCCCATCGTGGTGGATATGCCGCTGCTCCTGCGCTTCACCGACACGGACCTGCCCGCTGGCTACCTGGTGGCCACCGACGCCACAGGCGCCGGCCTGGAGCCCGCCAAGGACGACTTCGGCGACCGCGTGCAACTCATCTTCATTCCGGCGGCTGACCTCTGATGGGCGTCGAGCTCTACAACCGCAGGTGGGAGCTGGTGGTCGCGCCGTCTGGCGGCGGCAGAGGGCTCAAGGTCACCGACCTGCGCGTGACGTTCCGGGTGGAGAAGACCTCCAGCTCGGAGCCGAACAAGGCGACGATCCAGGTCTACAACCTCTCCCAGCACAGCCGGGACCTCATCGACAAGCAGGACGTGGCGGTGACCCTCAAGGCTGGATACGAGGACCTGCTGCAGACGGTCTTCGTCGGGGTGGTCAAGCGGGTGGAGCACCGCAAGACCCCGCCCGATGTAGTCAGCGAACTGGAGTGCAAAGACGGCGGGATCGACCTGGAGACTGCCGAGTTTCGGCGCAGCTACAAGGCGGGCACATCGCGCCGCCGGGTGGTGCAGGACATCATCGCCGCCATGCCGAACACCGACACAGGGCGGCTGTCTGCTGCAGGCATCCAGGGCAATATCCCGGGCAAGCTGGCGCTGTCCGGCGGCTGCCGCCACATGCTCAACCGCCTGGCTCGCTCGTGGGACTTCGAGTGGAGCGTGCAGGACGGCGCGGTCCAGGTCCTGGACGAGACAGGCACCACGTTGCCCGAGGCCCTGGCCATCGTGCTGTCGCCATCCACCGGACTGCTCGGCAGCCCGTCCAAGGTGGCGCGGAGCAAGAAGGGCAAGAGCACCAACCTCAGCGGGGCCGGCGCGAAGTTCAAGTCCCTGCTCCTGCCGACCATCAAGCCCGGGGTCTACGTGGACCTGCGGAGCGA